AGGATGCTGCCTTAGTGTTGCAGTAGAGAATGTATCTGAAGGAGCAACAGCCGCAGATCCCGCACCTGTAATTTTAGTGCAGAACGCTAACTTAGTTGTTGATAGAATTGCCTGAAAGGAGCGCAGAATATGAAAGTTTATGAACAGATAAAAGATATGCTGTGCGATGAACTTGAGGGAATTGCCAAAAAGAAGGAACTTACCACAAATAGCTTAGAAGTCCTTTATAAAGGAATGGATATTCTTAAAGACATCTCAACTATTGAGGCTATGGAGCAGGAATATGGCAGTTCACATGATAGTGGCTATTCAGGTGGCTATTATGGAAGAATGCCTTATTATATGTATGATGATGGTATGGGCGGTCATGGTAATTCTTATGCAAGAGGTCGTAATGCAAGACGTGATTCTATGGGAAGGTATTCAAACGAGGGAAGATCATATGACTATATGAATGACTATTCTGGAGATACCAAAGAAGAATTGCAGAGACTTATGAACTCCGCACAGAATGACAGAGAAAGAGATGCTATCAGAAAAGCACTCGACAGCATGAGTAGATAAGAAAGAAGGGATAGCTATATCGGCTATCCCTATTTTCTGGCAAATTGTGTATAATGTAGATATTATCTAGCATGGAGAGTTTTTATATACATTACACCTTTGGATAAAATCAAGGCTAAACAGTCTATAAAAAAATAATCATAAAAATTTCCATACAATTTCTACTCTGTCATTATATAGCTCAACCCTTGAAACAAGAGTGTCTACGACTCTGCGCATGTCTTCAAGCGAACCGTATTCCAAAGTTTCTTTTGCGGTAATCAGTGTATCCATTATGTGTTTCTTTACTATTTTTTTAGGTTTTTGATTTACTTTCTGCAAAGAGTTTTTTTTGGATTTTAGGTCTTTAATCTTTTTGGCAAGTTCTTCGACATCATCACCGCAGATTGCATAAAGATCAATAAGTCGCTTAATCTGTTTATCTATTTTTTCTATCTCAGCGGAATTATCAACCATAGGAAAATCATCTTCTTTAATTTTTACTTTGTCAGCATCCCATTTAAGTATTTCAGAAATAACAATATTATTGACTTCTTCTTCCTTCTTAGGAGTAAGCTCACATTTATGATCAATTTTATTTAATTGCCCTGAATCACTCCTTCCACATCTATAATAACCAAATTTTTTTGATTTATATGTTGTTGAACATGACCTTACTCTACTGCCACAATAGCCACAAAAAATCATTCCAGTTAATAGATGTTTTCCGGTGGGGGTTTTTCCGCCTTTTTTTCGTTCGTCAAGCATTACTTGTACTTTTTCAAATGTTTCTAAATCAATTATTGGTTCATGCTGTCCTTTATACTCACCAATCATACCTATATATACAGGATTACTTAAGATTTTCCTTACCGTTCCCACATAATTCCATGAGGTATATCGAGTAGTATAGTGTTGTTGTAGAAAGCGAGTTATATCACGGATGCTAGTTCCATTTAAGTACATATTGAAGATAAGTTTTACTTGTTCAGATTCATCATTTATCTGCAATTTACCATCTTTATAATCATAACCTATTGGATTATAGTAGCCACCGTGCCAAAGACCTTTTCTTTTTCTTCCTTCCTTACCCATCTTCATACGTTCTTTAATTTGTGAGCGTTCAAGTTGAGCAAATGCAGACAGGATGCCGACCATCGCGATGCCGAGCGCGGTTGTCGTATCAAATGACTCTTCAATAGAGACAAAACTACAACCATGAGGAGCAAATACATCCTGAATAAGATATAAGGTATCTTTCTGTGACCTAGAAAGTCGGTCTAATTTATTGACTAGGACTATATCATATGCATCGATTTCTTCAATGAGATTTTGTAGAGCAGGACGTTCAAGATTACTACCTGTAAATCCCGGATCTTTATAAATCTTTACTAAATCCCAATCTTTTGAACTACAATATGCTTTTATTCTTTTTTCTTGTTCGGACAGGGAATAACCTTTATCTGCCTGTCGGTCTGTGCTTACGCGCAGATATGCTGCAATATTCAAAATTTACTTCCTTTCATTACTGTGAATCATTCTAACAAAGTTAATAATATCTTCCTTGCGGGCATCAGATAATTCTCTAAACATAGATATCAATTCGGTTTCTTTTATGCCTTTTGCCTTATTATCTGTGGGAACATCACTGTTTAATTGATTTACGATATCATCCGCAGAGACATTCATTACCTGGGCAACTTTATTGATGGTCTTGATAGTGGGTATAATACTCGAATCTCTTTCTAATAATGAGATATAGGGTGCACTCAAGCCGCTTAAAGTTGCAAAACGTCTTATTGACATTTCTTCTTCACTAGATAAGCGGAAGTTCTTGATTATCTCACCTAATGTCATAGCTCTTTCCTCCTAAAAATATAATTGTTCAGATAAATAATATCACAAATGTCTAATATGTTCAACATAAATGTATAATATATTATACACGAAATGTCGAATATATTATTGATTATATTATGTTATAGTGTATAATATATTTAACACGTTCGAAACAGTGGGAGGGAGAAAAATGGAATATAAAATAAGGGAATTGCGAAAGGGAAAAGGCTGGTCGCAAGGGGAACTCGCAAAAAGAGCAGGTATTTCAAGAGCTAATATTGCTCGGCTTGAAGGGAAGAAAGAGGTTGTAACAACGACAGATACATTAAAGGCAATTTCAGATGCGCTTGAGGTGCCTATGGATTCTCTTTTTTTGTCTTAATATGTCTAGTATACTATACACCTTTAGGTGTAGTGGCACTGAGGGATGAGTATGAATAAAGAAATTGTTTACTTAAGAAAAGATGATGCATTTACAGACAGCTTGGTTATTGCAGAAGCAACAAACAATCAACACGAGTCACTTATAAGATTGATCAGGCAACATCAAGAGAGATTAGAAAAGTTCGGGAAGATTGAATTTTCCGATTTGAAATCGGAAAAAAGAGGTAGACCGAGAAAGTATTGTCTACTTAATGAACCACAAGCAACATTGCTCATATCTTTTCTTGATAATTCGGATATTGTTGCAGATTTTAAGGCTGAACTTGTTAAGAAGTTTTTCGAGATGCGAAAATTCATTGCTGAAAGACATACAAAAGAATGGATTGAAACTCGTCGGCAGGGCAAATTAGCAAGAAAAGACGAAACGGATGAGATAAAGAAATTTATTGAATATGCAATAGCACAGGGCAGCAATCATTCTTCATGGTATTATAAGGCATTTTCTGAACTCGCTGATAAGATGTGCGGGATAAAGCCCAAACATAGGGACGATGCTACAACAATGCAGTTAAACAATCTGGCAATTTTTGAAAATATAATTCTTCAGATTATTAGACATGATTTAAAAGAAGGGATTCCATACAAACAGATATATCAGAATTGCAAAGAGCGTTGCAATATGGCTAGAGACATCGCAATGATTAGTAATTATTGAGGTATATTATGACAAAATTGAAAGTTCGAAATCTTAATCTAAACAGGGAAGAGATAGATATAACGAAGCTTAAGATACCAAGTGATAGTGCTTTCTACGATGTAATAAAAACGTTGGAGGGAAAATATGCTCGGAATAGTCGAGAGAATACAGATAAAAAAGAGTAGACCAAATAAAAGTTATGGCTTTATAAGTGCATATGATGGGGAATCGTATTGGTTTAGCCTTAGAGGACTTGATGACTTAAAGGTTGGAGATGAGGTTAGTTTTTCGGGAGGTTGTAATGAAAAAGGGTTTGTTGCGAGATACGTTAATAAAATTACAGAAGAAAGTTGATATTGAAATCCTTGCATACACAGTAATCATTGTTTTAATAATCTATTCTACCTTCCGATTCATATCTATTGATGCAGGAGGCAAAGAAGTTACAACTTTATCTGAAACAAATGACATTGTTTGCTATGACCAGAGCAACTTGCAAAATACTTACATAAGTAGAGCTATTGAAAACACAAATGAGATTGTAGAACTGGATATAGAAGATGCACAGCTACTTATGAAACTCGCATGGAGCGAAGCTGGAAATCAAGGTATTGAAGGTCAGCTCGTAATAATGAATGTTGTAATGAACCGAGTAGCGGATGAGAATTTTCCTGACAATGTAAAAGATGTAATTTATCAGAAACTTGGAAATTACTATCAGTTTTCGGTTGTCGGAAACGGAGTCTTTCAGAATGCTGAGCCTACAGAAGAAACACATCTTGCGTTAGCGGAACTTGAAAGTGGAAAAGATATTTCACAGGGAGCATTGTTTTTTGAAGCTTCCACAAAAAAGAGCTGGCATAAGAATCATAGAGAATTTCTTTTCGAGGATTACGGCCATAGATTCTATAAATAAGAGAGAGCCACCTAGATTTCTCTAAGTGGCTTTGGTTAAAAACATGACATTCATCATATTTTCGTTTCTTATTATCGCAGAAAGGATGCGCTATGTCAAATAAAGATTGGTTTCAGGAATTATATGAAAACTACAAGGAAATGCTTCTCCATTTATTAGATTATTCCATAGCAAGTAATGCTTCTATACATTTTTCGATAACACCGGATAAAACGATTATTTTTTCAGCTGATGATGAAAAGGTATTGCGAACAATCGTACAAAATCCAGAGTCAAAAACATATACACAGTATGAATCTACGAAGGAGGATGAAAATGGCTAATGAAGTACAGGTAGCGCAGAAACAGGGGATAAATGCATTTTTGCAGTCTGACGCGGTAAAAAATAATATCATGTCTGTTGTGGGAGAAAAGGACAGCCAACGTTTTATCAGTTCGGTAGTAAGTGCCGTTCAGACTAATCCGCAACTTGCTGAATGCACAAATGCAAGTATTTTGTCGGCGGCTTTATTAGGACATAGTTTAAAACTTCCACAGTCGCCTCAGTTACAGATGTTTTATCTTGTGCCTTTTAAAAATAATAAAAAAATAAAAGATGCAGAAGGCAGAGAAAAGAAAGTTGAAGTTAAGGAAGCTGTTTTTCAGCTTTCATATAGGGGCTATCTTCAGCTTGCAATGAGATCAGGGCAATATAAGAAAATAAATGCCTGTGATATTCGTGAGGGAGAATTAAAGTCATTTAATCCAATCACTGAAGAGTATGTGTTTGAAGCAATTACTGATTACGAAAAAAGAAAGGCATTGCCGGTAATTGGCTATTATGCATACTTCGAAATGACAAATGGATATAGGAAAGAGTTGTACTGGTCCAAAGAACAGATGGAAGCTCATGCAAAAAGATATTCAGCCTCATATAGAAATGGCTGGTCAAGTTCTTTCTGGTCAAGTGATTTTGATGCAATGGCATTTAAGACTATGCTGAGGCAGCTTATAAGTAAATGGGGAATGATGAGTGTAGATATGGAAAAGGCTTATCAGAATGATATGGCTATAGAGGATGAAACAGGAACACCATTTTATATTGATAATGTCCCTGATGAACCAAAGAAAGCAGAAAATCCTTTTAAAGAATCAGTAGTAGATTCAGTTGCGACAGAGGTTGAAGTAAATGAGTGAGTTTGTACTTACTGAAGATAATTACTATACACCGGAAGCAGATAGGTTATATTGTTCAGCTTCACAATTTAAGGAATTTATCGGTTGTCCTGCAATGCCTGGCTGTGAAGCTAGGGCAATGGCAAAGATAAGGGGAGAGTATGAACATGAAATCACAAATGCTTTGCTTATTGGCAGCATTTTAGATGCACTTTGGGAAAATGATGATCCTACATATATAGCAGAAAGATTTCCTGAATGCGTAAGCACAAGAGGCGCAACTAAAGGGCAAATCAAGAGTGAATTTCAATCAGCTATCGTGATGTACAAACGTACATTAAAGGAAAAAGAGTTTTGCAAGTTTATGGCGGGCGAGAAGCAGGTCATCATGACAGGGGAGATAGAAGGCTTGCCTTTTAAAATCAAGATTGACTCTTTTCATCCGGGTGTTGCAGGCGTTGATTTAAAAAGCACAAGAACTCTTGATAGGGATTTTAGGATATATATCCCTGATAGTGGTGAAAAACTTACTTGGTATCAGGCATTTGGATATGATATTCAACTTGCGATTTACAGAGAGATAGTAAGACAGAATACAGGAGATATCCTTCCTTGGTATCTCGCAGCTGTTGATAAAGAAAAGCATCCTGTCTGTGATGTCATACATTTACTTCCAAATATGCTTGATAAGGCATTAGATTACGTAAAAAGAAACTGCAAAAAAATAATCATGCTCAAGAGTGGGGAAATTGAGCCAATCAGATGTGAACATACTTCTTGTGATTATTGCAGGGATACACATAAGTGCCAAATTATCAGCAATGAAGAATTTGAGACACATGAAATAAGAGCGGGGGACATATGAAAAATTCAATAGTTACAAAGTATGAGAATTATTCGGCATTTAGCGGTTCTCCAAAGCAATGCAATCACCACTTGTTGTTTGGAAGAGGAATCCGAAAACTTGCAGAAGATGATGGCGTATGGATTCCATTGCTTGATGAAGAACATAATGCGTCAAGCAATGGGGTTAAGTTTCAGATACATGACAATCCTGCGGCAGAGAAGTTATCAAAAATGTGCGGTCAACTTGCCTGGGAACGTAAATATCTTGCTGACAAATTAGCGTCAGATGAAAACCTTGGACATCAATCTTCAGATGATTGGATGGACGAAGCAAGAGAAGCATTTAGGCGAAGATATGGTGAAAGCTGGTTATAAAAAGGGGGAAATAGACATGGAAATAAATGAATGCAGATTAGACGCAACGGTGGTACTTAACAATATTAAAGCACATAATTATACGATTCAGGATTATCCAATGTCTGAATTTGAATCACGGATTGTAATAAAAGCACTCAATCGTTATCTTGCAGATTTGAAATTTGAGCAGGAAATAAAGGTTCATTGATATGTTGCAGTTTATTATACCAGAAAATTGCACAATGCCTAAAGTTGTTATCAGCGGGAATTATTATGGCAGTAAGACATTTCCCAGCCTTAATAATTTACTAGCCGAATATGGCAGACACCCTAAAGGCGGCGGTGCAATGAAACGAAAATTTGAAAGAATTTGCTGCGATGAAGTCAGGTTGCAATTACCTGGATACATTGCCAAGAATCCTATAATACTTCATTACAGATTTTTTGAGCCGCTTGATGGGCATTACAGAGACAATATGAATATTTTCTCGATGGCTGATAAATGCTTTGAGGATGCACTTCAGGTATGCAAGGTGATACCTAATGATAATCCAAAGTTTATGCTAAATACAACACATGATTTCTTTTATCTGCCTGAGAGATACGGAGAACCATATTTTGAGGTCTATATAGAGGAAATAGTAAATGTATAAGCAATTAGAATTTGACTTGGGACTTCCAAGGATCAATGATGTCTTGACAGACAGACAGACAGACAGACAGACAGACAGACAGCCGCAGACGCTGGCGGAGAAAATCGACAAGGCAAAGAAGGTTCTGATTCTTGCGGCTGATATGAGTAAGACATACTACGAAGCTCCATTGATCGTGACATACAGTGGCGGCAAAGACTCAGATGTAATGCTCCACCTTGCGGAGTCTTGCCTTAACCCCGATGATTTCGAGGTTATGAACTCCCACACAACCGTGGACGCTCCCGAAACGGTGCGGCATATAAGAGAAGTATTTAAGAGACTTGAGGAACGAGGAATAAAGACAAGGATTGATTATCACGAACAACCCGACGGAACGCGGACTACAATGTGGAATTTAATCCCTCAGAAATATATGCCCCCGACACGAATTGTCCGTTACTGTTGTTCAGTTCTCAAGGAGTCAGGAACCCCTAATAGAATATGTTCTCTAGGTGTAAGAGCCGCGGAAAGTAGTAATCGGCAAGGGCGTGACATTTTCGGCATTAGGGGGGGGAACTACAGGCAAGCTACATTTTTTTCATACGACCACGCAGAGGAAGTGCATCGAGAAGCTCAAGAGCTTAACGACCCTGTGTGGGATTGCACACTAATTAAGCTGATGAAGCGAAAAGGGGCGACAGTAGTTAACCCGATCTATGAATGGCTTGACAGTGACATATGGGATTACATCAAACAAGAAAATCTCAAAGTAAATCCGTTGTATCAGAAGGGATATACGCGAGTAGGGTGTATTGGTTGCCCATTGGCTCCATACCACCAGCGCAAGAAAGAATTTAACGACTACCCAATGTACAAAACAATGTATATCAACGCTTTCGAGAAGATGATTGAGCAACGTAAGAAGAACGGGAAAGAGGTTGTATGGGGGAACGGGAAAGAGGTTTTTGATTGGTGGATAGAAGAAGGAAAGCACAATTGCAAAGGGCAATATAATTTGTTTGATGAGGATATATATGGATAGGATTTCTTTTGGCTTGAAGGAATTATCACAGACAGACTGAAAGCCATTATAATCTGCGGGGGCGGGATGGGTAGACGCTGAAAGGTACAGAGATGCTTACGGTACAGGTACACCGTGTCTAAATAGCATCATGCAAGGTTCAAATCCTTGTCCGCAGAATCGTCAGAAATGACGAGCATAGACAAATCTTCTTTCATAGCGCTGTTGTAGAGTGCAAATCTCTACCAACAGCATTACTTGCGCAAGGTAAAAGTAGTCAGTTAGCTCAATAGGCGGAGCGGTTGACC